CCTTCACCAAAATCTGTTACAGTTAATGTTGTATTTAAATTTTGTGTTCCCTCTGCTGCAGTACCTACTTGTACTTTTAAAGCTTGTCCTGTGCTATTAGAATCAAATACTCTTATCTGTAATCTATATTCTGTATTAACTCTAGTGCTAAATGATTGATGAGCTGCAAAGTCATTTAGTCTTAATCTACCATTACCTCCACTATTATAAGCTGCACTACCTGATCCTGCTATTGTAGTCCAATTGCTTATATTAGATGTAAACTCACCATTAGTAATTAATTCTTTTGGTTTTAAATAGAATGTATCCCAATCTATTTTACGCCATTGCAAATCTCCTGATTGGGGAGAGTCTGCTGTTGGTAAATCATATTCTCTTTGACCTGCGTTTGTATCTTGAAATGTTTCTTTGTGTAAACTTGGTAGTTCTTCAAGTTCATTATATATATCATGTAAGGCTCTATTAACAAAATTTTTAACTGATGTTTGTATACCTCTACTGCTAGAAAAATTTGCAGAAGTAAGTTCTACTTCATTCAAATCATTTAAAACTCTATTTGCTAATACTAAGTAAGTTGCCATTATCTAGTAAATATTATTGCCTCCAATTTATTATTTAATTCTTTTATCTGTTGTTCTAGTTTTTCAATTTTGTTAGAACACTCGCATTTATCTTTTTGTTCTTGTTGTGCTATTTCTTCTTTTGTTTCAGTATCTGTTTTATTCCAAGTTGCCATGTTTGTAAAAGGGGAGCATACGCTCCCCCCCTTTTTTTATGTTATTATGATGAGTTTGAAGCAGTTTCGTCTGAACCGCTTACATCACACATTACTGCCCATACTCTAATTTTACTTGAGGTATCTTGTGCACCTAACACTTTAACATCAATTGTGTCAGCAGAACCATATACATGTCCTACATTTGATGCGTTAGCTACTTGAGCACCGTGACCTGTAGATGTGGAATCTAATCCATCTATGTATCTATCTACATCACCACCATCACCTAAATCAAGTGTAACACTTGAAGGTGAAGCTGTTAGTACTTCAAGTCCTGCGTTGATAACAAGAGTTTCAGCAGGTACATTTAACATCTGTACTACATCATTAGCTGCTGGGTCGAAAAGCGAAAAGTCCACTGTATTCTCTACCCAGTAAGGCTTCCTTCTAGTAGAAGGATGACCTGCGGTACCGCCAGTTGTTTTATCGACTGTTGCCATTAGTTATTCCTCCTATTAGTCAATTAATAAGTGTCTGACCATAAGTGCTTCTGAACGAAGTACCTTTCTGCCAAACACATGCAAACCTCTTACAATATCAGCAAATGAGTCAGGGTCTCTTACTACTTCTGTTTTTGCAATTGCATTAGCAGTAGCAGTTGAAGACATGTGACCAAATAATACTTTAAAGTAATTTGATGTTGAAGAAGCTGCAAAGTTATTAGTCATATAACATCTGAAACCTTGAATGATGCCATCCATTACTCTACCATTTCTGATAGGTGATGCTGCATCTCCAGTTACGGATGCGTCTAGTAGTTTTGATGATGAACTTGCTAAAGCCTCATAGAACTCTGGGCTACCTAAAAACCATCTGTTCTCGAAAGGCACATCATTTCCGTGTAGTCTCTTGGACGCATTCGCCATGATTTCTAACGGATCTGTTTCGGATGAACCAAAACCTGTGTCTGTACCTGAACCATCTGAACCGATAGTTGTACCTGCACCAGATACCATTGCTGCTATAACATTTTCATCGTATGCATCTTTTAGAGCATATGCTCCAGAAGAAGTCGCCAAAGCCTCGAAGTTCACATGAGATTGTCTTTCTTCGATATCGTCAACCTTAAAAGCAAACGCATTAGCTTGGTCTACAGTAAGTTGTAGTTGATCATCAGCCAAGTTTTGGATGTTGATCTGACCACCTCTTGTGTATGAACTCACACTAATTGTTGGTTCCTTAATAATGTTAACAGTATCTCCGTAGGCTTCAATCTCTCCTGCATAGTCTGTATTAGTTATATCTTCTACTACTGATGCAGTTCTAAAGAACTTTTGGACTTTTTGGCTATAGATAATAGGTAAAAAATTACCTGAAGGTAGGTTATCGTAACCTGCCGATTTTGATATTGCCATAATAATCCTCCTATAAGATTGTTAAAGATTAACCATTAACAATTCTACCTTCTTTCCTAGCAAGATCTATCTCCTTCTCATATTTTTCAAACTGAGCAGGTCTCATTTTACTGATCTCACTTATCTTCCAGACTTTTTTGGTACTAGCATCTACATCTTTTTTAGTTGTAGAGGTTACTGACTTTGATGCTTCTAACTTTGAATCAGCTTTCTTTTTAACAATATTTTTATCAGCTTTGTATAAATCTATTGCTCTAGCTGCTAATTTAGCATTAGTTGCATTACTGTATAACCAACCTTTGATTGCTTCATCTTGTTGTTCTACCCACTTATGAAAGTCTTCACTTTTTCTAAGATCTTGGTAGTCAGGATGTAACTTTGCTAATTCAACTTCTGCTTTCTCTTGTTTGACTGCTATTTGTTCAGTCTCTAAGGTTTTAAGTTCAGCTTCAACTTTCTTAGCTTTTTCTTCAGCTTTGGTGTATGCAATAGTTTCAATAATATCATAAACATCAGGATACTTTTGTCTCCATGCATCTACCTCGTCTTTAGTTTTAGGTAAGTTAATTTTGTCAGCATTCTCTTTAAGTTGAGATTTTAGTGACTCAATTTCATCTTTATGTTTTACTAAAGTAGAATCGTAATGTCGTTTAAGATCGCCATAGCGTTTCTTAAACACTTTCTCTTCAGCATCTACAGGGCGTTCTTCGTTTGGAGTCGCTTCTTCATCAGAAGTGTCCTCTGAAACGGTAGCTGTATCGTCTGTTTCATCCTTATCTAAATCTTTTTTATATTTATTTCTATAAGGCGTAGGCTCGAGAAGAGCCTCGGTTGTTTGATCCTGTTCTTGGATCTCTTTTTCGTTTTCTTCCATTTTGTCTCCTTTGGGTGCTGTGGAAGAACAGGTCGCCCTTTTTTATTTTAACTGGGGCTACGACTAAGTAGTCATAGGTGGCCTGTCCGTTGTTGGTGATCCTAATCCACCTTGTGGTGGAGTAGGGCTTTCTGTCATCGCTGATGCAGAAACTGGTTGGTTATTTTGAGTCATATCTTGTATAAACTCTTTCATAGATCCTTCTACACTATCTGAAGGGTATCTATTACTAATAACCGAAACTGGTATTACTATTACAGGTTCTTTCGGACCTCTATCTTGTACTGCAGATATATCTACACCTTTTGATTGTAGTGCTCTTTTTACATCTGCTGTTAAATGCATATCTAATACAGCATCATCCATTGATACTGTTTGACCTTGAGCCATATTGTTTTGAGGCATACCTGTCTGTGGTGGGGTAGCCATTGGGTCATTCATCATTCCGTTTGCCATATTATTCTCCTTAAAATCCTCTTGCGAATCCTGATTTAGCTGCGTCTTCTATTTTTGACTGTGTATAACTTTTACCTGATTTAGGTGCTCTAAATCTATCTTTACTAAAGTCTGTAGATTTAAATGCTTTACTTTGTTGTATATCTTTAAATTGTTTTTTTATTCTATCACTATCTTGTTTTTGTTGTTCTCTCAATCTATTTTGAGTCTCACTATCTTGTGATATAGGTTGAGGTTCAGGCGGTGATGTATCTACAGGTAAATCTTCATCCATAGTATCTATACTGCCTGTTGCAGGTTGTCTAAGAAACTCTGTATACTTTTGTCTATCTTTTTCTATTTCAGCTATTATGTCTTTAGGCTTAGTAATACCTGATTGTATTAATTTATTTATTTCACTTTGATCTAGTCTATTACCTTTGTAAAAATATGTATTACCCATTACACTAAAGTCACCAAAGTTTGATTTAGAATTTTTAAATTTATCTTCAGATTTTACTAATTCATCAAATATTATACCTACCTCAGTAGATCCAAATATTTTCATATCTTTTTCTTTAATATTCATGTTTTCAAGAACATCTTTGTAATAATTATTGCTATCTTCTAATCCATAATAACCCGGTGTATTTGCTAGTACATTACCTTCGGGCACTCCAGGATTCATAACTTTTGTTTTCATTACATCATGAACTACTCTAAGATTTATGAACTTGCCTCCGTTTTCTTTTTCTATTAACATGCCTGCTCTTTTTAGT